GCAGGGCAAGAAATACATATCATAGATTTTTTAGAGAATCATGGGCAGGGATTAGATTATTATATTAATTGGTTGAGGGATAACCGATATGATACAGCAGAACAGCTACTCCCTCATGATATTCAAGTAAGAGAACTAGGCACAGGTAAATCTAGGCTAGAAGTATTGCAAGAGTCTGGATTAAATTGTAGAGTTGTAGCTAAACTAGATGTAGATGATGGCATACAAGCTGTAAGAAGATTATTACCTAGATGTTGGTTCAATATTAAAGTAAGAGATGCAGTAGATTTATTAAGGAACTATCGTAGACAGTATGATGAAAAACGAGATGTATTCTTTAACAAACCTGTACATGATTTTACAAGCCATGCTGCTGACTCATTTAGATATTTAGCAGTAGGTTTAAATGAAACAGATGATGGATGGAGTAAACCACTAACAATTGACAATAGATGGATAATATAAATGGAAAATAAAAAAATAGATTCAGAAGATAATAGAGAATTAATTAAAACTATTGAATCTAACATTGATGACAGTCTAGGTTATATACAGACAGAAACATCTAAAGAAAGACAGACAGCTCTTGAATACTACATGAGAGAACCTTATGGCAATGAGGTGGATGGTCGTAGCCAGATAGTCACAGGTGAAGTGGCAGAGGTAGTTGATGGTGCACTTCCTCAAATCATGAAGGTGTTTACCCAAAGTAATAATGCAGTTGTGTTTGAGCCAGTAAACGAAGGTGATGCTGAAATGGCTGAACAAGCTACAATAATGGCTAACCATGTATTCTATAAAGACAACAATGGCTTTGAAGTAATGAACTCATGGTTCTGGGATGCACTGTGTCAAAAAGTGGGAGTGACTAAATGCTTTTATGATGAAAAGAAAGATACAACAGTAGAGAAATATGAGATGCTTACTGAAGATGAGCTGACCATGATTATGCAAGACGAGGAAATTGAAGTTGTAGGTCAAGAAGCATTTGAAGAAGTTATAGAGCAAGAGCCACAACCTGCTACAGACCAGATGGGTCAACCTATGATGGATGAAATGGGTATGCCTATGATGATGGAGACACCTCCAGTCATTAATACTTACTACAACATTAAATGCAAGAGAACTAAAGACAACTCTAAAATTAAGATAGAGAATGTAGCTCCAGAAGAATTCTTAATAGACAAGAGAGCAGTAACTATAGAAGATGCTACTTTTGTTGCACAAAGAAAATTAGTCACAAGGTCTGAATTGATTGCAATGGGTTATGACAAAGAGCTAGTATATACATTGCAAAGAGGAGATACGCTAGACTTTACACCTGAAAGAATATCAAGATATGGTGATGGAGAACAACCATCAGATGTCAATGATTCTGGTGATGAAGCAATGGAATTAGTTGAATACTATGAATGTTATATAAGAACTGATATAGACAATGATGGAATAGCAGAATTACATAGAGTTTGCTATGCAAGTAAAAAGATATTATCTTCTGAAGAATGTGATTACATTCCTTTTCATAGTGTATGCCCATTCCCTATTCCTCATAAATTCTTTGGTCAATCGTTAGCAGATAGAGCTGTAGACTTACAGTTAATCAAGTCTACTATTACCCGACAAATGCTAGACAATCTATACCTAACGAATAACTACAGAGTGGGAGCAGTAGAGGGACAGGTTAATTTAGATGACTTACTGACATCTACAGCAGGTGGTGTAGTTCGTATTAAGAATCCAAATGCATTAGTCCCTTTATCAGTACAATCTAGTGCAGGGCAATCATTCCCTATGCTTGAGTATTTAGATACAGTACAGGCTAAAAGAAGTGGTGTATCAGAAGCATCACAAGGGTTAGACCCAAACATCCTTCAGAATGTGACAGCTACAGCAGTTGCAGCAATGAGTAGTTCAGCAGGAGGTAAGATAGAGTTAATAGCTCGTATCTTTGCAGACACAGGAGTTAGTTCTCTTATGAAAGGTATCTTGCATCTACTTTGTAAATACCAAGACAAAGAAAGAATCATTAAAGTCAACAATAAATATGTTCCTATGAACCCAAGAGAGTGGAACACACAATACAATGTGACTGTTAATGTTGGATTAGGCACAGGTAGTAAACAAGAACAGCTAGGTGTTATGCAGATGGTTTTAGAAAAACAAGAACAGATGCTTACACAATATGGACTAGGTAATCCATTAGTTAGCATCAAACAATACAGAGATACATTGGCTAAATTTGTCAACATGGCAGGATTTAAAGATGAGTCTGGATTTATTAAAGACTTAACAGAAGAACAGTCAGAACAATTAGCACAACAACAATCACAGAACCAACAGTCTGACCCTAATACTGAAGCAGCTAAAATACTTGCTCAAGTAGAGAAAGAAAAAGCACAGATGAAGATGCAATCAGACATGGCTAAAATTGAAATGGAAAAACAAGAACTAGAACTTAAAGTGCAAAGAGAAATGCTAGAACTTCAACAAAAAGAAATGCAGTTTGAAAAAGAGATGGCATTAAAAGAAATGCAGTTAGCTCAAAAAGCACAGAGTGAGAAAGAAAAGACTGATGTAAATAAAACAAAAGAGATTATCAACTCTTTAGAAAAAATACAAAACATGACAACACCTAAATTAAATGGCTAGTTATTTTAAATATTTAGATGATTGGCTAAAAAAAGATAAGGAAGCTCAACTAGAAGCAGTTAAAAGGTTAGGTTTACCTGCTAATAACACAGCAGCAGACAGAGCTAAAGCTATGGGTTTCAGTGATAAGACTTATTATCATGGAACTAATACATCTTTTGATGAGTTTGATTTAACAAAATCTGCTAATGATAAGTTTGGAGGAGATTGGGGAGCTAGAGCTGTGTTTGTTGCTCCAAATGCAGAGATGGCTAATAGATGGTCAAGAATACCAGATGAAGATATTACAGAATTGTATAAAGGTGGAAATGAAACTACTAAAATAAATGGTCTTACTCTTGATAAATTTTTAAGTAATCATTACTTTAACAACCAATCACAAGTTTTGCCTGTAAAAATAAGAGATAATAATTTATTTGATTATACAAACCCTGAACATATAAAAAAAATGCAGAAACTATTGCCTGATGATGCTACTGGCTTTCGGTTAGATAGATTAAAGCAAGGCAATTGGAAAGACATTGAAACTAAAGATGTTCAAACATCAATTAAAAATAATTTATTTGATGGCTTTCATGTAAAAGAAAATATGCAAGAGGACATAACAAAAGGGATTGGTATGTTTTCTCCATCAGGCATTAGAAGTCCATTAGCTCATTTTAACCCTAAATATTTAGGTGTTGGTGGTAGTGCTAGTGGAGCTATACTATCTGCTGATTTAATGGCTGATGAGCTAGACCTAGAATATAAACCTAAACCAAGTATGTTTAAAGGATTAATGGACAGTATAGGTAATGCTAATCAACAACAAGCACAAGCATATGGAGACACAGGTGTTAATGTTGCAAGTGGAGTAGGTAGCTTACTTGCTGACCCTTCAATGGCAGCAGAACTTGCAGTTAGAGGTGTAGCAGGTCTTGGACTTGGTGGATTATTAATGTCTAATGATGTTGGTTCAGCAGAAGACCCTAGATTTTTAGAGAGATTAAGATAATGACAAAGACAGAAGCATTTAAAAACTTACTACAAAGTCAAGAACTATTAGACGAGGTAGAAGAAATGAAAAAAGAATTAACAGACATGATTGTAAATTCTGATGATGATGAGACAGCAGTAAGAGAAGCAGCTTATCTACGAATTAAAACAATTAACGAACTCATGGCTCGTTTTGAATCTATCGCAAAGAATGATGAGATTAAGAGCAAGGCATGGAAAATAATATAGGCATTTAGCCTGTATGGGAAAGCCACACCTAGATGGCATAAGGAAAGAAAAATGAATGATGAAACCATGACTTCCGAAGTAACGGAAAGTGGAAATCTAACAGTAGCAGATGCAGCTTCACAGATTGAAGGTATGTTATCTACTCCAGAGGACTCCACAGAGCAACCAGAAGCAGTAGAAGAACAAACCGAAGTAGTTGAAGAAGTAGAGGAAACAGAAGCAGAA